TTATTTGTTGGCCGCCGGCTGGCTGGCTGCTGATGAACCATCCGTTGCCTGCCCCTTAGTTGCCTGAGCCGTAGTTGCCTGACTCTCAGTCGCCTGACTTGCAGCAGGCTGGCTTGCAGATGCGCGATTGATATTCAGCGTGCCCTGGTTAACCCCAATCTGGGTTCCATTGTTGCCGCTGTTGGTTTGAATGACAGGCAGATCTTTTTGTGTGCCAGGGGCCGCAGGCGTCACCAAAAAGACGGTGGCAAACACGGCCAAAGCACCACCAGCGCGTAATTTGAATTTATCGATACCACCTTCCACATAAAGAAACCCGGCCAATATGCCACCGACACCTGCAGCAGCCAGGGCCAGCACGATCTTGAAGGTGTCATATTGCGTGGGTGTGGGGTTGGGTATGAACACGTTCAGCACCAACAGGGTGATCACGAATGCGACACCAAAGATAAATCCGGCGACTTTTTCCCACGGCATTGGTTTTACTTTACGCGTCATGTTTTTGCTCAAGAGTAATGTTGGTGTTGTTGATAGGGGAGGCAATGTTGACAAAAACAGGCCCCGATCATAGTGTATTGTATTTAAATTATGCCATTGTTGTAATGGCGCTGGTGGCAATAGAATAACTATATTTTTATACAGTGTTGTAATGTGGGTTTTACTGTTGGGGATTTCAGACTATCCGTCTCAACACGGGCGCAAGTGTGTTGTCTGGATGTGCGGGACGTGTGGATATTGGGGATGGCAACCCGGAAAATTGTCTTTCTGGCCCTGCTCGGTTATGCTGCCAGCAGTAAAAACTGTAGAACGCAGTGCATCCATGTAAGCGGGACGCATTTCTTCTCGATTTAGCGGAAATTTGCCGATGATAGAATATTCTTTGGGTACCTTGCCGTTTCGCGACGGTGTTGTTTTTCTGTTTCCCAATCACCTGTGCTGCAATTGCGGCAAGACCACCGACCTGACGACCATAGCGCAAGATACCAGGCGCACCACCTACATGGTCGGAGCAGGGACTGAGATCACGTTCAAGCTGCCTTTGCCTTTCTGCAAGGATTGCGCACCGACGGCAACCCGCCGCCCGAAAAGCCTTTTGAACTGGTCGCTGATATTTATTGGTACGTTTGCGGCATCGGCATTGGCGCTGATCATCATTGGCGACATGGTCTTGAACAGCGCACTGATCGCTCGTTACCTGGTGCCGTTTGCTTTGGCCCTGGCGGCCCTGGCCTGTGCCGGCATGGTGGCGCTGACGCGGCCCAAAGGCAAGCAGACCAGTTATTTCCAGCCTGTGCGCATACCGCGTCTGAAGCAGGAGTTTGTCTCTGGCGCGGTGACTGCCATAGGGTTTTCTTTTAGCAACCTGGCTTATGCCAAGGCCTTTGCCCTGGTCAACCGTGAATCGATTGCAAAAAAACTGGTGACGCTGGAAGCTGTTTAAGACTTCATCATAAGACTTCATCAGCATCGCAACATTCGTGCAGGCATGTTGCACATATGCTTACTTCTGTTGGATAGCTGTTCAACTGATGTTGAACAGCGACTGAACTGATGTCCTGCTAAAAAGCGACAGGTGTTTTACAACCGCCTGATTTTGTTGCAGCAGATTAGGGTGGTGTACCAACATCAATGCAAGCAGCGGGCAACAGATGAGCAATAAGCGTGCAGCAGAGCTGCAACGATGATTTAACTGGGTGGCTATTCTGCTGCCACGCGGCTGGCAACAGAATTGATCATGTAGTGCACGCCTGTTCAATGTCGCAGGAACATATGAACATGGGCTGCACAAGTCTTCTTGAACAACTGAACTATCAATGCGGCACGCAAGGTGCTTAACTGTTGGTCGTTCGTTCAACATGCTTATGTACAAATCGTGCGCAGATCGTGAACAGCTTATATAAAGCTGTTCACCGGATTAACGGGTGTGGCACACATGATGGATTTCTGTCGCAGCTGTGTTCAACTAACCAATAACCAATAACCGTAAACCAGTAAACCAAAAACCAGTAAACCTGGCGCGCGCAAAAAAAGGTGACAAGTTCGACATCCTCAAAAAAATCAACGCGGCGAACGCTGCTTAGCTCCGGAATTTGTCGTGGTTTTTTATTTCCTCATAGGAAAAAAATTCATTTCTTGAACGAGAAAATAAAATCTGGCTAAATGCTTGACGACCGATTTTGTCCGGCTTACTATGTAAATGTATACACGTAATAGCTGCGTCTGAAGCCAGTGCAAGATGAATTTTCAGTCGTATTTTGGTATCGCAGCAGCCGTAAAAATCAAGCCATAAAAATTTCACCAAGCCCCTGATCGAAAGATCCGGGGCTTTTTGTTTTTTCCATCACACACCGCAGCCTTTGCAAGGCGCGGACAGCACGCAAAACCGCGTGTTTTTCCACATCGAAATGGGGGAATTTATGAAACATCTGAAGAATTTGAAGGATTTGACTATCAGCAAACCCTGTCCTGCAAGTCCTGTTGCCACGGCTGCGATAGCCATCACAGCAGCCACCGCAGGCCAATCCCTGGCCGTATTGACGATGGTGCAGTCATGAGTATCGTTAAAATTCGCGCTGCGCTGGAAACGGCGCTGACGGCAACTGATCCCAGCTTTGCCACTGCCCGTGAAAATGCCGCCTTCACACCGGTGGCTGGCACGCCCTATCAGCGGATTTCATTGCAACTGGCAGCGCCTGATAATGCTGTCATGAGCAGTAGCTCCTATCGTGATCAGGGCATATTCCAGGTTAGCCTGATGTATCCCTTGCAGAGTGGCGTTGCTGCTGCTGAAGCACGTATTGACAGCATCCGCAATGCCTTCAAGCGCGGTGCCAGCTTTGTTGAATCTGATCACATCATCACTATCGACAAAACCCCGGAAGTTGCCCAGGGTGTGGTCGATGTTGACCGCTGGATGATTCCAGTGAAAATCCGGTTTTATTCAAACCTGATGACGTAAGCGAGAGCAATCTCCAACACCTGCCAGTAGACGAATGGTTCGTCCACTGGTTTTTTTATGCCCGCATCACGCGGGCTTTTCTTTTTCAAGAGGAATTTATGCCTACAATTGCACAAGGTATCAACAAGAAAATCGCATTCAAACGTCAAACTGGCGTTGGTGTAGCTGCATCAGTAACAGGCGCCCAATATCTGCGTCGCAAGCAATCGGTATTCACGCTGAAACGTGATACCTACAATACCGCCGACGAAATCGCCAGCCATCAACAACTGATTTCCGAACGTCAGGGCGTGCAAATGGTCGAAGGTAAATTGTCTGGTTTCCTGGCACCAGGCGCCTATTCTGACTGGTTGGCTGCATTGCTGCGTCGTGATTTTTCTGCTGGTGCATCCGCTACTGCCGTGTCGATTACGGTTGCCGGTTCTGGCCCTTACACATTGACACGCGCTGCCGGTTCTTATCTGGCTGATGGCTTCAAGATCGGTGACGTGATTCGCCTGTCTGTCGGCTCTTTGAACGTTGCCAATCTGAACAAAAACTTCCTGATCACCGGCCTGACAGCCACTGTTGCCACCGGCATCCCGCTGAACGGCGTGGCACTGGTTGCCGAAGGCCCGGTCACTGGCTGCACCGTGTCTGTACAAGGTAAAAAAACCTTCACACCGACATCTGGCCAAACCAACGTGTACTACACGGTGGAAGAATGGGCGAATGACGTATCCATTTCCGAACTGTCCAAAGACGTCAAGGTCGGTCAGGTTGCACTGAAGCTGCCAGGTAGCGGCAATGCCGAGGTTGATTTCACACTGGTGGGCCTGGATCAAACCACAGGCGCTACACAATACTTCACGACACCAACGGTAGAAACTTCTGCCAATGTCTTGTCCACAGCGACAGGTGCACTGATCTTGAATGGCGTACAAAACGGTATCGTCACCAACATCGACCTGACCATCAACGGCCAGGAAACACCAATGGACGGCGTCGTCGGTACCAATTTGCGTCCGGATATTTTCCGTAAAAAATTCATGGTGTCCGGTTCTTTCTCTGCCATGCTGGCAGATTCCACCATCGATGCCATGTTCCGCAATGAAGCAGAAACGACACTGGTCGTCGCCCTGACTTCTGACCGCACCGGTAACGCTGACTTCGTATCCCTGGTATTGCCACGCCTGAAAATCAAATCGTCCACGACTGACGACGGTGAAAAAGGTATCGTCGGTACCTACGAATTTACAGCCCTGTACAACTTCGCTGGCGGTGCAGGCGCTAATTCTGAACAAACCACCATGTCCATCCAGGACACGCTGGCCTAAGCTGATCAAGTTTCAGCGACTAGCAATACCCGTCTTGTAAAAGCAATTCAGCCTGCGGGCTGTGTCTTTCGGCCCACCTCAGACGTGGGCTTTTTTTCGTCCATGCCGGACATTTCAATCAAATCAAAAAGGTAAAACCATGACACAAGCATTCTTCAATATCGACACTCTGGTCAACGATGATCTGGCCGTAGCAGACGTGCCTGTCGTCTTCAATGAAGACGCAGAACCTATCGCCGGCTTTAAAGTTGTCGGTAAAAACTCTGCCCGTTATCAGGAAGCACAACGCGCCATCGAAATTCTGTCCATCAAACGTGCTGTCATCAAAAAACAGCAAATCGATGCCAAGACCGATGAAGGCGCAGGCCAGTTCGTTGATATCAACAAAGAAAACCAGATCCGGCTGGCAACTGCCGCCGTGGTCAGCATCTATGGTTTCCGCTCTGGCGATACCGATTTGAAAGCAACGCCTGAAGTGCTGGCAAACCTGTTCAACAAGCGTCCAACCTGGTTGGCCAAGGTGATCACCGCGATTGAGGCAGAAACCGGTTTTTTGCCAGCCTGATAGAACAAATGCTGGACTATGCCAGAGCAGAATTCTTTCTTAGTCAACCACAAAAAGACGGAAAGCCACTGCGCTGGCATTTGACCGTGGCACATGATGCCATTGCCCATTTTGATGCTGCCAGCAGCATGCAATACATCCCTGCCGAATTGCGCGATTCCTGGGATCTGTTCGTCAACCCGCCACAGCTACCGTTTGAACTGGAGTATCTGTGGCGCTGGTTTCTGGAATTGCACAATTCACGCAGCAACAATGGCATGGGGCCATCGGTCATCACGTATCAGGATTTGCTTGCCTGGTCACACATGACAGGCAATCAGCCTCGCAAGTTTGAACTGGATGCGATCAGACAGTTGGACCGCATTTATTTCGAAGCGATGGACAAAGAGAATGACACAGCTGCTTAAGAGTGCCTAAGGGTACCTGAGGGTAGCTAAGGGTACTTAGTAGCGCTGAACAGACTTGAATCAAGATACAGCAAACCGCCCCAGGGCGGTTTTTTATTGGGAAAACATGGGGACAGAATAATGTCAAACGAAACCGGGAGTAATACTAGCGGAGTAGCCCAGTCAAATGTAAAACAAACCAGTGTGGATGTCAGCCAGTTAAGCAACTTTACTGATAGTTTGGCTAATAGCACAGAAAAACTCAGTGGCTCGATTAAGCATGTCACAGCAGCCATGGCCTCACATAACGCCAGCCTTAATGCTTTACTCAGTTCGGTGACCAAACTGCGTGAACAACATGCGGCGTCAGAGGCACTTGCTTCTGCTGAAGAAAAGCTTGCAGCCAAAGGCAGAGAATTTGTCGCAAGCCTTAAGCAACAAGCTGATACCTTGGGTATGACCAAGCAGCAGATGTTGCATTATCAAGCGGCTCAACTCGGGGTTGCTGACCAGGCGGCTCCATTCATAGAAAGTCTTGGGCATACCGAAAAAGGTATGACTAAACTCAATTTTAGTAGCGATGCCACGCGTAAACAGTTGCTAGGTATGGCGAAAGACATGGCTCAGGGAGATTTCAGCAAATTCGGTGAATCGATGATGGGCCTGGCCGAGAGTACAGGTGCTTTAGCTTTGGTGTTCACTCCAGTTGGTGCTGTCGTTGCTGCTGCTGCCGCAGTTATTGGAACGGTAGCTTATCAGGCATATAAAGCACATGAAGAGTTTGTTGCATGGAAAAATGCACTGGCTGTAACCAATGATTATGCAGGAATGACGTCTGATTCTATGGAAGAACTTTCCAGGAGCATGACGGCGTCAGGCGAAGTTACAATCGGCACAGCAAAAGACATCACACTTGCTTTGGTTTCTTCTGGCGAACTTGGCGGGGCGGCATTAAAGAAAATCGGTATGCTCTCAAGCGATTTCGCTAAAGTAACAGGGCAAGATATCGATAAGGTTGCACCTGATCTAATTAAATTGTTTGCCGATCCTTTGAAAGGTGCTCAGGATTTAGACAAGACGATGCATTTTCTGACTGTCACAGATTTGGAGCATATTTCTACACTCAAGCGACTCGGGCAAACACAAGAGGCGCAGCTTTATCTCGCGGAGGCTCTAAGCAATCATCTCCCAAAACAGGCAGAAAATGTTACAGAGCTAGGGAAAGAATGGAATGAACTTAAGTCGACATTATCTTCAGTCGGTGATGGATTCAGAAGTCTCTTTAAAGAAGATTCATTGGAAAAACAGATAGGGCGCCTTTCCATTTTTGCCGACTTAATACGTAAAATTTCAAAAGAAACTGGTTTGGGCACAGGCATCTCTACACAAATTGATGATGCTTTGAAGAACCAGCAAGAGATCTTGAAATATAAGAATCAGGCGGCAGCAAAAAAAGAGGAAAACAATGCAAACAATGAACGCGAGAAACTGGCTCAACCTGAAATTCAAAAAGCAGCAACGTATCAAATAAGAGTCCTGAAAGATCAGAGGGAACTGGTGAAAACTGGTGAAGATTCTGAAGATAGGGCGCAAAGGTTAAAAGAATTAAATAAGCAAATTGCAGATTCTACCCGAGCTTTAGGGGCGGATGAACGTCAGCTTGCCACGGAGCGCATCACAAACGAAGCCAAAATACGTGATTTGGTGAATAAAGGTGTGAGCGATGATTTGGAAACTGCCAAAAAATTAGGCAGTATCAATCAATTCGAATACGAGAGGAGAGTGCAAGAAATTGCAATGGAAGATATCGCATTCAAGAAAAGCCAGGAACAAAGAATACTGGCACTTGGTGGATTGACAGCAGAGCAGACACTTCAGCATAAAAACAATATCAGCGCGCTCGATAAAGAACGTGAGGTAGCCGAAAAACTCAATAATAATAAAGCATTGCTTGAGGAAAAAAAGGCCCATGATGACGTGATCAAGTCTATTGTTGACGAAGGAAAAGCAACCTCTTCACGCTTAAGCGACGCAATTGAAAAGCAACGTAAGCAAAATGACGAAATTGGAAAAACCGTCGAACTTAAAGAGCTTGAGAAAAAAGCTAGTGATGAAGCAAAAATCGCCGCACTCGAAGCCGATGCTGAATTGGCACAGTTTGCCATTAGTGAAAGTAAAAACAAGAATTTCATAGAAGTAGAGGAAACCAGGTTAGCGCAGATCAAGGAAGAAATCAGGCTTCGAAAAACTCTCATAGAAACCGAAGAGAAGGGAGTCAAATTGGCCGCAGATGCCGCTGCTGAAAAGGCGAGTATTGAAGCAGCCAAGAAAGCCGAAGCGGCATGGGACGCTAGCAGTAAATCAATCGGTGATTTCTTGTATGGTGCCATCGACAATGGCGGCGGTAGCGCAGTCAAGAAATTGGTTGCTGATTTGAAGAAGCAGTTTGCTCAGATGTTGCTCAGACCCATCATTGCGCCAATTGCTGCATTTGGTGCTTCGTTATTGAACCCATCTGCTGCAAGTGCACAGACGTTCATGGATGGAAGTTCAGGTGGCAATGTGTTGAACCTGGCGTCATCAGCGCAATCCGCATTTTCCATGTTGTCCAATGGTTTTGCTGGTATGGCGCAGACGGCAGGTACGGCCATTGAAGGATTGGGAACGACTTTAGGTTCGTCAGTCATTGAAAATTTCGGCATTGGTATGCAAATTGGTCAGGGAGGTCTTTCTTCTTCGGCAGTTGCGGCTGGCTTGCCAGGAGCTGGACTGGGGTCAGCGGTTGCAACTGCGATACCTTATGTTGCTGCAGCTGTTGCTGCTTATTACATCGCAACCAAAGGCTTTGGTCATGGTGACCGTGAAATTACCGGGCAAGACGTTACTGCACAAGTTGGTTCGTTTGGCGTCACTGGCACAAAGAATGTGGAGCATGTCAAAGAAGGCGGATGGTTCACGGGCGATATTCGCGGCGCCTGGAATTATGATCTGAATACGGGTAATACTGTAGCTGACGGGGTTACCTATAACGATACAACCGGTAGCACACAGGCGGCTGGTAAGGCTATCAAGGCAGGCTATGAGGCCATCATGTCCAGCACGACATTGTTTGCCAAACAGCTTGGTATAGATTCTGAATTCATCAAGCAGAAGAGTTACAGTCTGCAATTCGATTTTGGTAAGACAGATGCTGAATTTGCAACCAACCTGACGAAGGCATTGGCGGGCGTATCGGATAAAGTCGCTCTAGATTTACTTCCTAATCTGACTAGCTTGTCAAAAGAAGGTGAGACTGCAAGTGCAACGTTGCAGAGAGTAGCGCAAAATTTTGATGCTACCAATACGGTCATGTCGAATTTGGGATTGGCGAAATTTGCAGCCGATGACGCAGGCTTAAAAGCCACATCAACCATCACAGAGTTGATTGGCGGTGTGGATGCATTGAAGCAGGTCGCCGGAAGTTACTATGACAACTTCTTCTCCACCAGCGAGAAAGAAGCGAATGTCATGAAGGCACTGACAGCAGAATTTGAAAAAGCTGGCCTTGGTGTTTTGCCTAAAACCAGAGATGGTTTCCGCGATATGGTGACGGAGATCAGTAAAACGGGTACGCCAGAACAAATTGCTACTTTACTGAAACTGTCTGGTGCATTCGCTTCCATCGTACCGGCTGTGGTACCTGTTACTGACGCAGTAGCGGCAATAACTGATGGCGTCCAAAAATTGAACATTGCTACCGTGTTCGCAACGACCAGTAATTACATGTCGTTAGAAGACCGTCTGATTGAAATAAAAAAACGACGTGCTCAAGAGGAAGAACTTGCTGCTGCAGCAAGAGCCAGCGCACAAGCCATGACTGAGCTGGTAACTGCTGCGCAAGCCAGTATCCCGGCCTTGCTGCGTTCTGGCAATGTAGTAGCAGCGCTGGCTGCCAATATGGTGGGCGTGTTTAATGACAAGACCTTCTCCAACGACGCTGCGGCCAGGTTCAATGCCAAAGCCAGTGTGAAAATGGCTGGCCAGGTCAGTGCTGATGCACTCAATACGCAGGATGCGGGTAAGGTGATCGGCATACTGTTGTCGCAAACGCTCAGTGATGATTTCAATGAAAGCCTGGCAACGGAAGTGAAGAACGGCCTGGGTATCAGCATGGGTAATGCCTTGTCGGATGCCTTGCATGGCGTGTTCGTGACTGCCGGAAAAATGATCGCTCTGCGTGACTTTTCTCCACAGGGCGCAGGCATTGCGGGTGTTATTGCTGCACGCAATCAGTTTGCTTTTGACAGTGATGCGAAATCCTATCGGGTAGCAAATAATGCGGATGAATCCGTTACCTATTACGGCAAGGATATACAAGCCTATAAGGATGGTATCGAATCACTCAACTATGCCTTGAAAACCGGACGGATCACCCAGGATGAATATGCCAGCGGTATGGCGATCATCGATACGGTGATGAAAGATGCCAAGGAACTTGCAGGTGATCTGAGTGCGCAGTTGAGGCGCGTGGGTGAAGATGCGCAGCGACTGGTGTTTAGCGGCATGAGTTCTATTGGTTATTACTTTGGTGAAATCAGCAAGGCAGCAGACGCGCTGGCTGCATCTGCCGCGGCTGCCAATACCCCGCTGTACCAAACCGAAACGGCGATAGGTCGATTGACTTCACTGGCAACGGTGATGGGGCAATCTGTGTCTGCCGTGGTGGATGGTCTGGATGCGCAGATCGGTTCCATCAGCAAGCAATTGTTGTTGACGCAAGATGAAGGACAGCAACGTACGCTGGCCGGGCAATTGAAATCGTTGCAGTTTGATCAGGCACATATTGCTGACCCTGGTTCGATGGTGGGTAACGCCGCTGTTATTGCCCAGGCTGCCAGTGCTGCCGCTGCTGCCATGACAACGCAGGATGCCAAAAATGCGGCAGCAGCCTTGTCGGGTAATGCGGCATTCAGCGGTGTGGGTGGTAACCAACTGCGTGATATGTCTCTGCTGCTGGATGGGATCAAACAGCTTGATCCGGCTTCGTTTGAAGCCGCCTTTACACGTTTGAATGATGCACTGATCAAAGGACGTGTAAATACGGCACAGTATCAGGCCTTGTTTGAGCATGGTCTGGATGTGTTCAATAACGGTGCCAAGGAAATGGTATCCGCTGCACAAAAAATGGCGGACGTCATCAGTGGCCTGAAGCAAAAAGCCGACGAAGCCATGACAGCCCTTGCTGCCAGCGTCAATGCAGAAAAAAATGCAGCCAAGACGGTGTATGACGACAAGATCAAGCAGATCAACGCAGAGAAGACAGCGGCAGTTGCTATTTATGATGCCTCTACCAAGGCGATTAATGGTCAGATTGCTTCCGTCAACAAAACCGTTGAGACAACACGCACTATCGTCAATACCCTGACCAGCGCGCTGGAAGGCATGCGCATGGGCAGTAACCTGGCGGCAGATCGCAAGACTGCGCAAAACTTCTTGTCGAATGCAGTCAGTACCGCGCAAAACGGTGGTGGTCTGCCAGAAGATGACAAGCTGAAAAGCGCTCTCGGCGTGATATCGCAACCAAGTACGGATCTGTTCTCTTCCTTTGAAGATTACACCCGTGACTTTTACGTGACAGCAGGCGACATTGCTGCCCTGAATGCAGTGGCAACACCGCAACTGGATGCGGCACAGCAATCGTTAATCACGCTCAACGCACAATTGGATCAAGCCAAAGTCGCGCAAGAACAGTTGCTGGCTGAACTGGAGAAAAATGCAACCGATGCACAATTGGCCTACACCATACAGACCGATTATCTGGATGGTTTGCTGACCAATGCCAAAGCACAGCTCGATACCGCATTGGGTACCAATGTCGCGGTATTGACTTTGTCGGCTGCATTGTTGCAGGTGACGACTTCGATAGCGGCACTGGCATCAGCTCAGGCAGCCCAGGCTGCGGCGCAGATGGCAGCAACTCAGGCAGCGGCCGTTGCTGCGGCACAGGCAAAACCGGCAGTATTGACCGGAAATGTGGCAGCCTTTGCCACCGGCGGTGATACAGACGGCGGCTTGCATCTGGTTGGTGAGAACGGACCTGAATTGCAGTTGACTGGTCCTTCACGCATCTTTACAGCGGCACAAACTGCTTCCATGATCAGTGGTTCGTCAAACGATGAATTGCTTTCCGAAATTCGTAAACTGCGCAGTGCAGTAGAAAATCAGGATACCGCAATGAATAAAATTGTCAGCAATACCGGGGCAACTGCCAGCAGCAGCGCGAAAACCGCTGATGCATTTGGTGCGGGCCCCGTTCTGGTGGAGATCGCCTGATGAGCGCCTATTTAAGTGTACTGGCACCCATCAACATAGACGATGCCATACTGGTCAGCAGTACCGCTGCAGAAAATGATTACCCGCTCTACAGCAACGCAACCACGTATGCGGTAGGCACGCGGTGTATCAGCACGACCACGCATCGTATTTACGAAAGTGTCAGGGCCAGCAATCTCAACAATGATCCGACGAATATCACCAATCGTACCGGTACCACGCCCTGGTGGATAGACATAGGTCCGACCAATAAATGGGCCATGTTTGATGGCATCGTCAGCACCCAGACCAGCATCGCTTCGCCACTCACGGTGGTGTTGCGTCCCGGCGCATTCAACAGCTTTTTTTTGGGAGGAATTGAAGCCGAAACCATTGCCATCACAGTCAGAAGTACGCCGGGTGGCACTATCGTCTATAGCTATTCGGGCGTGCTGGAAGGCACGGCACCGGATGACTATTACGAGTATTTTTTTGATCGCTTCAAGCCGCAGACCGATTTTGTTGGCCGTGATATTGGTGAATACAACAGTGCCGAAATCAGCATCACCCTGACCAGAGTATCGGGCAGTGTCAAGCTGGGCCTGCTGGCTATTGGCGATTTGCGTCCGCTGGGGATGACCCAGTACGGCGCCAGAGCCAAACCAAAAACCTACAGCTATATCAAGGTGGATGAGTTTGGCAACAACGTCATCAAGCGACGTAAGGCCGCCACCGACATGAGTGCGACGGCAGTTCTGGAATTATCCGAAGCCAATACGGTACTCGACATTTTGCAGTCGGTACTGGATGTGCCTTGCGTGTGGATCTGTACTGATATCGTCGCTTACCAGGGTTTGCGGGTATTCGGTCTGGGTAGTGGTGAAATTTCTTACGACCATCCTACCAATTGTCAATTAACCCTTAACGTACAAGGACTCATTTAATGCCTACTACGCCACCAAGCTATACACCACCACCGGCGAATCTGCCACAGCGTGGTGACCGGACCACGTTTTCCAACCGGGTCGATGCGTTCATCTCCTGGTTGGGAACTGGCATGACCGACATGGGTGCATTGACCGCCAATGCGTATGCGAATGCGCTGGCCGCATTCAATTCGGCAACGGCGGCCAGCACGTCGGAAGGCAACGCCGCTAACTCGGCCACAACTGCCAATACATTCAAAACGGCAGCAGCTGACAGCGCAACAGCGGCTGCTGCTTCTGCCGCTATGGCCAACAGCGCAGTCAACAGCCCGACGTATACCGATCTCAGCACCAGCAACCTGACGATTGCCGTTGGCACACAGACCTTGACTGTCGCATCGGGAAAGAACTGGGCACCAGGCATGAGCCTGTTGCTGTTTAACAGTGCTGGCAAACAGATGATAGGGCGCGTTACCAGTTATACGGGTAATACGCTGGTCGTCAATGTCAGCAGTATTACGGGATCGGGCAGTTACGCATCCTGGTACATCAGTACTTATATCAAAACTTTAAGCCGGGGTCGCTCGGCATTTATCGGGAGTAATTCATAATGGCAAAAACAGGTATCCTGGGGTCACTCGACTCTGACACAACAGTACAGACGCTGTACACCGTCGCGGTTGGCAACACGGCAGAATTTCTGGTGAATTTCTGTAACCGCCTGCCCACTGCCACCACCATACGCCTGGCCATTTCTGCCGCAGCGACACCTGCCAGCAGTGAATGGTTGATCTATGACGAAATACTGGATGCCAATGCCAGCGCCAGTTTTACCGGCCTGTGCGCGAATGCCGGTCAGTTTGTCATCATCCAGTGTGGCGCTGCATCAGTCAGCGTGAATGCCAACGGTTACGAGGAATAATCATGCCATTTAATCCAAGACAAAAAAATGAAAAATACATTGTGGGCGACATCGTCGACATGGCGGGCCAACCCAACTATGTGGAAAACAGTACCGGCAAATGGATGATCGCCAATGGCAGCTTTGTAGCAGGCAGCCTGTTATCGACAACACTGAAAAATGCTCTGGCGGCAGATGTCAGTTCGCCTAAGGTCAGCATGAGCAGTTATGGCAACCTGATGGCGGCGACACAGGTGTTGACGACTTCTCAGTTTGCTTGCGGTCCTGTTGCTGGTGTGCAGGCGGTGCAGTGTCAGACCGCAGGCGGAATTGCTGAAGCATTGATATTTGATGCAAGCGGTGTGACCAAGGTGCAGCCTGTGGTTTCTGGAGCAAATAGTGCAGGCGGACAAAATATCCATAGTCTGACTAGTAACGGCAGTGCTTTTTTTGATTTTTACCATAATGCCAGCGGCATCTTAAAGTGCCGCACTTCAACTGACGGCAAGACCTGGAGTGACTTGTCGCTGACAGGTTTGCCTTCTACCTATACGTCACCTACCGATGGCTGGAATGTTGGCAATAGTGTAGTGAATGCGCCGTATAATTCTGGCGGCCTTTCCTATGGCGCTGCTGGTTCAAGTCTGGCATTTTGGTGTGGTGCCCGCTTTTTGTACGTTACGGGTAACGCCACCAATGCCAACGTTGTAGCGTCGACATCGACGGACGGTATTAGCTGGGGTGGGGATCAATCCGTTGCTGTGCTTGGTAGCGCATCTATTTCTATGAGCACAAATGCTCTCAGCTTTGTGTATAAAAATGGAAATACTGTGTTCCTCTTATATCAGAGTGGTGTGCAGCGCGTGACGACGGATGGTGGCGTCACCTGGAGTACGCCCACAGGCCTGAATGCAACGCAGGGTTCCACTTCACGTATGCAGATCAATGCAACGGTGCCTGCAAAATTGACAATCTATAATAGTGCAAATGGCTTGATATATTATTCTGCGAATGGGGGCGCAACCTGGGTAAGCAGGGCATTACCAGCTGGATTCGGTTACTCAAACACTTGCAGCTTTGCTTATGCGGGAAGCACTGTATTGTTAACGCAGTCCAGTACATCTGGCACCGGAAATATTTTGTATCGCAGTACGGATGACGGCGCAAGTTGGAGCAATGTGACGATGCCAGCAGGTGCAAGCGGCAATGCACAATTTGCCTGGCATGATGGCTACCGCTTCCTGGTACCCTTGTACGGTGTCTATCAGATGCTGACATCGACAGATGGCTTGAACTTCAATGTCAGAACATTGCCAAGACAGTATGTTTCTGAGACATTTGATGGATCCAATTTATCCCGTCCGTTTGCTGTCGATGCCAACAAAACCATCATTGGCACATGGGGTAATACTTCCAATAGCCTATACACCATAGACGGTGGCGTCACCTGGAAGTACGGGCAGGTCAGCACGATCACGGCCTATGCAACGGGTTATCCGGTCACGATCAATACAGCTGGTTTTACCGGCGTCGTGCTGGGTGGGGCGCATGCTTCAAATACCAGCACAACAACACAGTACATCGTGTCGGTGGCTGATCTGGCTGGTGGTGGTGCTTACTTCAAAACAGCGACGATCAACCCTTTGCGCACTGGTGCTATACCGTATGTGAAGGTCGCCTGATGGATTGCTGTTAGCACACGAAAAAACCCGCGCAATCATTTGGCGGGTTTTTTCATTTTCCATGAAGGTCAACCAAGGTCAACCAAGGTCAACTCAATGCAAGAACATCAAATTACGCATTTCATTGATGCCTTGTCCATAGGCACGGTGCTGGCGACGTTGGCGGGGTGGTTTCCTGCCATGGCGGCGCTGGCTTCGCTGGTGTGGACTTGCATCCGCATATTTGAAACACGGACGGTACAAAAATGGTTAAGTACGCGACAGCGTCACCGTCACCGATAAGTCCATCCTGAATATCAGCAGGCCTGGATGGATGCAGCACGGCGGTGAGCCACCTGCTGCAGCCCCCTTACCTGTTCACCATTTATCATCACTTATCGTCACTTATCTGGCCACAGCAACAACGCGCGGTATGCATTTGATTTCGCGTTGTTCAATATCAAGCAGGGTTTGCTGGAAGAATTTTTTCCAACCAGCGTCATACACCATGCTGCGGCACACCAGTTCGTCTGAGGCTGGCTTGACTGTCTGAGGCATGCGGTTGCGTGCCTGTTGGACGGCATTGCGCAGTCTTTCTGACGTTTTGCCGGCTTCTTCTATTTCACCCAGTGCGCGCTGGCTATGTACCAGCATCAGGTCTGCCTGGAAATTACTGACAGGTTGCCCGCGCTTGATGAACAGATCAATCAACCAGTTACCGGATGACATCTGGTAGCTGTTGTTGGCAGCCTGTGCTTCCTGTCTGGCAGTTTTATAATCTTTTTGCAGGGTTGCGATCATCCAGTTGATCTGGTGGCTTTCGTGTCTTGCAAAATCATTCATGCCTTTATCGTTGGTGGCTTCCTTTAAAAACGGAGCCACCAATTGTTTTGCTTCATCCAGCCGGTTGGTGCTGACCATCAGCCATGCACGGTCTGTTTTTAATAAATTACAGTGGTAATTGTCTGCTGCCCTGTCAGTTAGTTTGTCACTGAGTTTGTCGTTCACTTCAGGTGAACAGTCAAAGTCCGTTTCGGCGGCTTGTAATTGTGTTTCTGCATCTGCGCGGCGCCCTGCCGCATACAGGCTGTGTGCCAGCATCTGGCGTGCCTGTAACAACTGCACATCTTCCTTCTGTTTGTCACTGGAAAGCAAAGTGACCACTTCTTCCTGCAGCACGATCTTGCCCGGCGTATTGGCGGACAAATCGCGTGCCTGCAATACCTGAGCCAGTAAACGGCTATCCTTCTTATCTTCCTGCGCATGCAAGCGCGCCCGTAAAATGGCTTCGGCTTCCAGCAGGTACTGGGCTATTTCTGCGTCATTCTTTTTTGGATCTGCCGCATCATCCGGGCCTGACCAGTTCATCAATGCCGTCGCTACAGAAAACGCAGCATCAGCATGGGCGTGAGTAGGCTGTATCGAATTATTGTTTTCGGCGTAATACAGTCTGGCGATGCGCAATGCATCTTCTGGATCGATTCCCTGTGTTTCTTCCAGTGCTTCCTTGATCATGCCTACACGCGCTGCGCCTTGGGCTGCATCTATTTTCTCTGCACGTTGTTTTCTTTGTAGCTGTATGTCGGCTTCCCCATTGCGCATGGTTGCCTTGAGATCAGTTTTTGCTGTTTTCGCTGACCTGTCATTTTTGTCGGTATCGATGAAAGAGCTGGCACCCTGGCCTGCAACGCTCAGCATGGCACCCGGTGCGGCGAACATCAGGCCACCCATGGCAAGCAGGGGCAGGATGATGCAGCTCAGGTATAGTGCCAGACCGGCTGCACTTTCTTTCCAGTCTGGCAGGCGTCCCAGATAGCGCGGCAGTATGGTCAGGCCGACGTTGAGCTTGGTGGAATAATTCCATTTGCTGAAGCTGGCTTGTCCCATGAAATCATACAGGCGTCTTGCAGCCTTGCTGAAGCGTTCACCCGGCGCTGGTCTGGCCTGTTCCTGTTTCAATAACAGTGAAGACGCTTTGGCAACGCGGAAATGCAGGGGTGAGCCTATCAGCATCAATATGCCCAGACCGCGCAGGATATTGTCGCCGGTATTCATGCCTGCCAGGACCAAAAGACCACCGCTGGCGACCGAAAAAATAAAGCGCAGCCATGGCAGGCGGCCGACGATCAGCAACTCAATCACACGGCCACCGTCCAGCGGCAAGACCGGCAAGAGATTAAAACCATTGATGAAGAACGATGCCATGACAGCCGTCATCAGATATGGTGCCCATTCCATCGTCAGCAGTGAAGGGATGAAGGTAATGGTCGCCAGTGCCCCTACCGACAGCAGCAGACCTGGCATGGGGCCAGCCAGATACACCAGCAGATGGGTCAGTGGCCGGGCTTCATGTTTTTCGCCACTGGTGATGCCGCCCATGCCTGGTACAAAAAATACCTGTACATCGCGGAAACCGGCCAGCTTCATGGCCAGCCAGTGGCCGCCTTCATGCAGGGCGATGACTGCCGCCACGACCAGTGCACCATCCAAACCCCACCACCAGGCACCCACGCCCAGGAAGGCCAGCGCCGACAGGGTGAAGCTGACGTATTGATACCAGCGCGGTGCCCGCAGGGAACGCAGCGTGCACAGCGTACGTACAAAGGCAAAGCGGTCACGCGCCAGGCTGGCCGCATCCAGTGCCGGGTCGAGTGTGGTGACGGCGGTAGTTTTTTTCTTGATGCGCCAACTGTTCAGACGCATGCGCCAGGCCAGGGCCAGCGCCGATAAAAAACGAAAGCCATAGACCGGTTCGCCTTTGACCACACCGCGCTGATAGGTTTTGTTTTCTCTTTCCAGTCTTACCATCCAGCGTCCGGCCAAGTTTTGTGCAATCGCCGGTGCATCCATATCGTCTGTGCGTTGCTGCGGAACGGCTTCACGTGTGTGCAGGTGGGCGGCCAGTTGCCCGGCAAAATCGTCTGCATTGGCATCCTGCACCCAGACCCGGTTCGGATAAGGGATCATGCTGTGCAGCAGCTTGTTGACGGTCAAAAGTGCATTGCCGTCGATATAGGTATTCCACAAATAGACATTATAGAGCCTGCCACCGCTGCTTGACTCAGCAGGGTAGACTTCGGCATGCACGTCTTGCGCAAGGTGGTGGTAGACATCGGCATAGCTGTGGGGCATGTCGTCGGCGCAGATCAGGGAGCGTTCACGCCAGCTGTGCATATAGCGGAAGCCTGCCTGTTCCATTTCGGCGCGTGCAGCATCCAGCACCGGTGTCAGTTCACCGATGGCGCTGCGCACACATGGGGTCTTTAGCGGTGACCACAGTTGCAACTTCAATAAGCGATTGGTAGAGATCACCAGTGTGACTACTTGCACTAATAGCACAATGGCGATGAACGTCGCCCCCAAACCCAGAACCAAATCCAT